AAGGAGAAAAATAATGTTCGAACGGACATTGAAGGATCTTGTCAATAGACATTTTGAAGTCATTTGGAGATATGAAAACATGACAAACTCAATTGTGGTTCGCTTGGAAAAACGGTTCGATCATCAATGGTACAAACTTGAACGGAAAATCGGATTCGAAGACTTAAAGACATCCAACATGCCCCTTTTCGAATTCTGTATGGTTCAAATTTTGAAAGGTATGGCTCAAGAAATTGACAGAATGACGGCTGATGCGCCATGAAAGGAGAGAATTAAGGAACAAATAAGGCTATCGAATTCAATAGGAAACAGCTCGATAAGAGAGGCGAATTACTAGTTGGTCCGGAACCGAAAACCCAGGAAGAAAAAGATATTTGGAACTTGAAGTATATGCGCTACGGCATTGGGTTCGGAAGTTTTTACTATCGGAGTGGCATGATCGCAACTTTGGATCGGGCGATCAATGCGCTGGAGAAAGGAGAAAAATGATGTTAAAAATTGAGAACGTAGTAACCCCGTCTCCCGAGCAGTGGAGATCTGCTATTATGGGTGCTCGCAATGCGATGAATTCTTGGGAGAAGAGTGATAGTGGCTGGACCCGAGTTAGTCATGATGAAGCTGTAGATATTTATAACGACGATTCCATCGAAATCATCGACGAGTGTGACCGCGATGAAGACGGGGTGTCGTTTTATATTATTGGGAAGAATGACCTCTCCCTCATGAAACGGCTGCGGAATGCTGGGACAGATCATCGAAAATTCATGCGGATGATTACGGTGTATGTGGATATTACGGCGCCGCTGTACTGGTGGAAAGAATTTGATACGTACAAGGTCGGTACCGTAGCGAACTCTTGCTCAACGATGCATAAGATTGCGGCGAAGGAGTTTACGCTGGAGGATTTCTCTATCGAGCATCTTATGGAGTGGGAAGACTACGAATCTGAAGCAAAGGAACTGAAGCCGACTCGTCTGTGTAACTTCAAGTTCTACCTTATGGATACAATCAGCGCATTGAATAATGCTCGTGATCTGTATCTTCAAACTAATGACAAGAAGTATTGGTGGCAGATGATCCAGCTGCTTCCTAGCTCGTATAACCAGAGACGGACGGTCATGCTCAATTACGAGGTTTTGGCGAATATTTATAAGTCTCGTAAGGATCATAAACTCGATGAGTGGAGAGAATTGTGCGCATGGATCGAGAGTCTGCCATATTCAGAGCTGATTACGGGTCCGGATCTTTCTAGAACTCCGATCTGTGACGAGATCATAGAAGAAGCGAAAGAAAGAGTCAAGATGGATACGTACGCAGTAACACCGAGAAATAAGGAGTGATATTTATGGATCAGATGCGTAGGCTCATTACCACTTGGGATAAAATTCACGAAATCATCGATAAAGCTATGGAAAAACATGACCGATGGGTAACGATCAACTTAATGCCCGAAGGTATGCTGACTGTCAATGTATATCCTTGGTCTTTGGAAGAGGAGGAGAACGAGGAATGACCGATATTCCAATTATAGAAACAGAGATAGAGCCGATCAAACCTGGTGCGGCTCTTTATTTATGTGACCGGAGAGTTTGTGATAACTGCTACTATCCTTTGTGTAAGCATACAACGGATATTTCTCATGCCGTCAACTTCGAAAAAAATCTTGGCGGCGGATATTGGGAAAAGGAGAAGTGAATCTTATGAAAATAGTTTTTGTGATTCTTTTATGCTGTGCGATACTGGGAATGTTTGTAGCTTGCAGCGATGTTGATACGGAAAAGGAAAAATCACCTTCGATGTTCGTAGTCGTGGAAGATATGCATAGTTGGCAAGTGGTTTATCATAGAGAGACAAAAGTGATGTATGCCGTTTCGGACAGAAGTTATAACTATGGAACTTTCACGCTTCTTGTCAATCCTGACGGAACACCAATGCTTTATGAGGAGTGATATTTATGGCATATACAATGTTATTACTCATCATCTTTGAAGATGGGAGTAGAAAAGTCATTTCCGGCGTAGAAAACTACGGATGCTTGGCGGAATCTGATATTTTCTGGTTTGATAAAAATGGTCGAAGATCATTTCTTCCGGTCCCTCAGGTGCGATATTTTGGAAGCGCTTTTGATTACGATGAATGTTAAAAATAAGGAGTATGAGTATGAGTAAGATTTTAGACTCAGGAAACCGTAGAACGTTTCAGACAGGCGCAGTACGTGATATTCAGGAAGGGAAAGGACGATGCGATTTGCTTCCTCTGCTTCCTATTTATAATATGCTGCGCGACGATATACTATTTTGTGTTAATCAATTTGAGGATTCTGGTGATCCGAAGTATTTGCTGGAAGCCGTCCTGCAATTTTCGACGGAATTCGACAACAGCGTCTACACCATGCTGCTTGAGGTTTCCATCCACTTTGAACAGGGAGCTCAGAAATATGGCGAGAACAATTGGCAGAAAGGGATTCCTGTTCACTGCTACATCGACAGCGCCATCCGTCATTACCTTAAATATAAACGAGGGGATGATGACGAGCGCCACGATCGAGCCTTTGTCTGGAACATCCTGTGCGCAATCTGGACATGCAAAGTGATGCCGGAACTGAATGGGTATGGGGTTGGTATAGACAACAACGTAGGCGCGTAAAACGCATCCCCTGTTATGGAAGGAGGTGTTTGGTTTATGGAATATTTTCTGGCCGTATCCGATAAGCAACTAGGTTTGTGCCTTAGGATGTTATACGCGGAAGGAATTCGAGCCATTGTCGAAACTGTTAGAAACAGTAAAGGCAAGATTGAATTCCATATCAAAGCGAATACGGACGAGGCTTTACTTAGGGAGCTGATTGAGCGGTACAATATTTTGATTTCCTAGACTAGCACTCAGTTCCAGCAAAGTAAGAGGTCTGAACAAGGCCTTTTACTTTTTCATTTTTCATGGTACTATATTTTGTAGGAGGCGATAAGATGAAATCGTTGCATGGTACCAGTTCGGATAAGGTGATACATGTCAAAAGTCATATGGCCTGCCCGGTTAAGCAGAAAGACGGAACTTGGAAAGTGGTTTTGAAGGACTATGAGGAGGATATTCCAGATCTCGGGCGAGAAGATTTGATCTGTAACGCTTGTGGTTGGACGGATTATCCGAATTGCAAAGAGACCTGGTGTAAGGCTTGGGTGCGTCATACGAAGAAAAAATAAGGGAATTTTGATGATTTTAGGAGCTGAACACACCGTTCGGCTCTTTATTTTTTGTTCAGAAATTCATCATTTTTCTGCCCACTTCCATGTTTCAAATCCGGGCTTCTGCCCACTTTTTCTGGGCTTTTTACATTTTTGACAGGAAAAACCAAGGGGTGTAAAGGCATTTACTTGCGCTTTTGCCCAAAAAAAGTGGGCTTTTGCCCACTTTCAAAACCCAAAAGTGGGCGAGAACTACGTCTAACTACGCTTATAGAAGGTCGATAGAAGGTCTAACTACGTTTATTGCCCACTTTGCCCACTTTTTTTACCCTTATTACATGATAAAAAAATTCAATATTATATATAAATAGGCGCAAAAAAGTGGGCAAAGTGGGCAGAAGGATTTTTGAGGAGGAATTGAGACGATTGAGACGAGAAATAAGGTGGTCTGAGATATACACCGATTTTAAGAAAACATATCCTAAGCTTTCTAAGGATGTTATTCGTTATGAACCTCATGGGCACCTGGTTATAGCCGTCCATTTTAGGGATGCGACAAAAATGCTGTATGACTATGCGAACCGTAGAGCCAGGTTTGTATCGTGAACAGTGCTATAAAGGGCGTAAACGAACAACAGCAAAATCTTCCATTTTTGCAAAAGGTATGGTATATTATAGATGCCACACAATTTTATAGAATTCTTTACTGCGGGAAAATACTTGGCAAAAAGTGTTTTCTCTCTTTACTTATACCCGTAGTGAAGGATAAGATTGTGTGGCAACAATGGGAGAATGCGCTTTTTCAGTGCGTCTCTTATTGGGGCGCACTTTTTATTTTGTCTGGAAGGCTATGGAATAGGAGGAAACAAAATGGCCAAAGGTAAGGGAAAAGGTATAGGGGGAATAATTGGAGGCGCATTGGGGGCGGCAGCTTTAAATGCACTTGTTCCAGCTATCGAGCCCACTATAAACAAAGTTGTCGATAAGGTTGCAGAAGAGTTTGAAAAACAAAACGACTTGATATCCGTGCCAGATACGTACGCAAAAGGTTTTCCGCTTACCATTAACCAAGCAACTGATTTGGTATTATCGGCTGGTTTGAAGGCGACGGCATGCGAACTCACCATGAAAGAAGCAGATCCCAAATATAAAGATTGTATCGAATCTCAGGTTGTTATTTCCAATCCTCCGCAAAGAAAAAAAGTAAAACCAGGAAGTATGGTGTTTTTAAAGTACATTACACAAGACGTGATTGACGAAAGCCAGAGACTGTTTGACGAACAGGAAAAGCAAAAAGCAGAAATAAAAGCGGAAAAAGCTGCAAAGTTTGCCGAACAGAAAAAAGCTGTTATTGACGCTGGGGGTAAAACTGTAAATGGAATTAAAAATTTGTTAGAAAAGAGAGGTCAGAAAACAGATATACCTAATATTGAGGACGTTTTATAAAACAAAATATATTTGTTATTAAGACAGAGTTGCTTTCGAGCTTCTCTGTCTTTTCTTTTTCTGTTTTACAGCTTCGCGAAAAAAACATTGACTGTTATGAAGAGAGAGGATAAAATGGCCATTTTTGAATGGACACTCTCTTTTGCGTTTTTGATGAAGTGAAAGGAGGTCCAAGATGGCTAGGAGCTCTAGGCTCGAAAGCGGATTTCAAGATGGTCTGATTCAGCGTTTAAAAAATATGTTCCCTGGCTGCATGGTCTTTAAAATGGATCAAATACAAGGGCTTCCTGATCTGTTGGTCTTGTATCAAGATAAGTGGGCGTCCTTAGAATGCAAAAAATCTGCGAATGCTGCAAAACAACCAAATCAGGAATATTATGTAAATCTGATGGACAACATGTCCTTCTCAAGATTTGTTTATCCTGAGAATAAGGAGGAAGTGTTAAGTGAACTTCAATCGGCATTTCGAACTTGAAGGGCTGCATGCTTTTCTTGGGCCGAGTAAATATCATTGGCTCAATTACAGCGAAGAGAAAATGGCTGACTCATATTTGAATTTTCTGGCGGCGCAGAGAGGAACAGAGCTGCATGCATTCGCTGCGCAATGTATTCGACTGGGACAGAAATTACCAAAATCACAAAAAACACTCAACATGTATGTAAACGATGCAATTGGCTTTCGGATGACTCCCGAGCAACCGCTATTCTATTCGGAAAATTGTTTTGGGACTGCGGATGCCATTTCGTTTCGAAAAGACATGCTTAGAATTCATGACTATAAGTCGGGTGCGATTCCGGCCCATATTGAGCAGCTTGAAATATACGCTGCTCTTTTTTGTTTGGAATATCGTGTGAAGCCGACTGATATTGAAACAGAGCTTCGCATCTATCAAAGCGATGATATTCTGTGTCACAATCCGACTGCGGATGATATTTCGGCAATTATGAATAAGATTATCGTTTCTGACAAAATCATCAAGAAAATTAAAGAACGGGAGAGCTAAGCCATGAATTCTATTGCTGAAGATATTTTGATGCATTACGGCACACCGAGACATTCGGGTCGCTATCCTTGGGGCTCTGGCGATAATCCCTATCAGCGCAGCGGAGATTTTTTAAGCCGTATTGAAGCGCTGAAAAGCCAAGGACTTACCGAAACAGAAATCGCCAAAGCAATGGGAATGTCTACGACTCAATATCGTGCGCAGAAATCCTTGGCGAAGGATGAACGACGTGCATTAGATGTTGCGCGGGCAAAGTCTCTTCGGGAAGACGGTCTAAGCCTGAATGAAATTGCGAGGGAGATGGGCTTTGCCAATGATTCTTCTGTTCGCTCATTGCTGAACGAACGTTCTGAAGCTCGGATGAATCAAGCGAAGAAGACTGCGGAATTTCTGAAAGAGCAGATAGCGGAAAAAGGGATGATCGATGTTGGCACGGGTGTTGAACGTGAACTTGGAATTTCAAAAGAGAAGCTAAAAGAAGCTTTGGCGATCCTCGAAGCAGAAGGATATCCAGTATACGGCGGGAGAATCCAGCAGGCCACGAATCCTGGAAAACATACAACTCTTCAGGTGGTTTGTCCTCCGGGTACGGAGCATAAGGAAATATACGACTACGACAATATTCATTCTGTGAAAGATTATATTTCTTATGATGATGGTGAATCGTTCAGAAAAAGTTTCGTATATCCTGAAAGCATGGATTCCAGCCGGCTGAAAATCCGGTATGCGGAAGACGGGGGAATCGATAAAGACGGCGTCATCGAAATTCGCAGAGGTGTTGAGGATCTTTCTCTTGGAGAATCTCATTATGCACAAGTTCGAATTCTCGTTGACGGAAATCGGTATCTTAAAGGGATGGCCGTATATTCTGACGATTTGCCTGATGGTGTGGATGTCGTGTTCAATACGAACAAAAAACAAGGAACTCCGACAGGAGACGTTCTGAAGAAAATTACCAATGATCCCGAAAATCCGTTTGGCTCACTCATTAAAGAGCATGGAGGTCAAAGCTATTACGACGATCCGAATGGTAAGTACACCGATCCGGTAACAGGAAAGAAACAGTCGCTTTCTTTAATCAATAAGCGCGCTGAAGAGGGGGACTGGGGTGAATGGAGTGACCATCTTCCGTCACAATTTCTCTCCAAGCAAAGTATGACACTCATCAATAAGCAGCTCGACTTAGCGACCAAAGACAAGTTTGCGGAGTTTGATGAAATATGTTCTTTAACAAACCCGACTGTAAAAAAGGCCCTTCTCAAGTCTTTCGCTGATGATTGTGACTCCGCAGCCGTCCATTTACAGGCAGCAGCATTACCGCGTCAAAAGTATCAGGTTATCTTGCCCGTTACAGATATGAAGGACGATGAGGTGTACGCACCAAACTACAAAAACGGTGAAAAAGTCGCTCTTATCCGCTATCCACATGGCGGAACTTTCGAAATACCGATTTTAACAGTAAACAATAAGCAGCCAACAGCTAAAAGAATGTTGGACAATGCTCTTGATGCGATTGGTATTAACGGTAAAGTTGCAGAGCGTCTATCAGGAGCTGATTTCGACGGCGACACCGTTATGGTCATACCCACCGGTGGAAAGGTTAAGGTTACATCAACACCGCCACTAAAGGGGTTGGAAGGCTTTGACCCAAAGCTTGAATATGGCGGTAAAAAAGAGGGAACCTTTAAGCCCATGAAAAACACGCAAACTGAAATGGGAAAGATTTCAAACCTCATTACTGACATGACTTTGAAAGGGGCTACTCAGGATGAGCTTGCTCGTGCTGTCCGCCACAGTATGGTAGTTATCGATGCTGAAAAACACAAGCTCGATTACAAACAAAGCGAACGGGATAACGGGATTTCTGCTCTTAAGAAAAAGTATCAGGGAACAGTTGATGAGAATGGTCGTTACCATGAAGGTGCTGCGACATTGATCTCTCGTGCTAAATCTGAAACCTCTGTTCTGAAGCGAAAAGGAAGTCCGATCATTGATAAAGAGACGGGTGAGCAGCGCTACAAAGAGGTTTACGAGGAGTACACCGATAAGAACGGCAAAGTTAAGGTTCGTACTCAGGCCAGCACAAAGATGGCTGAAACCAAAGATGCCAGAACGCTTTCCTCCGGTACTCCACAGGAAGAAGCA